ACACAGACAGTGGCTGCGGCGATCAGTTGGTTGCTTATCCTAAACTGGTAGACGTATTCGAAAACCATTTATATTTTGGCGGCGACGAAGGTTACAGAGCGATTGTTTGCCATAGTGCGCCAGAAGACCCTTACAATTTTACGGTTGCTGACGGTGGTGGACAAATACCAGTAGGTTTTGACGTTGTTCAGTTTAAACCATTCCGCGACAACTTGTTTATCTTTGGCGAGAACGCCATTAAAAAGATTACAGCCGATATTACAGACGGTTTCCTTCTAGATCAGGTTACAACAAACGTTGGATGTATTGCTGCAAACTCTGTTTTAGAAATTGGTGGTGACCTTGTATTCTTGGCTCCTGATGGAATTCGACCTGTTGCGGGTACTTCCCGTATTGGTGACGTTGAACTTGAAACCATCTCTAAATCAATTCAGTCTATCCTTGTTGACCTACCTATAGACTATGATCTGGATACGCTACTAACAGGCGTTGTTATCCGTACCAAGTCTCAGTTGCGTTACTTTGTAGGTGACGACACAAGAGAACAGTCTGACAGTGTTGGTATTATTGGTGGTCTTAGAACATCTGACCAAAAACTTGGTTGGGAATTTGGAGAACTAATCGGTATTCGCGCATCTTGTGCAACGTCGGGCTATATTGGTCGAACAGAATACGTTCTACACGGCGACTACAACGGCATCGTTTATAGACAAGAACTAGGTAATACCTTTGATGGTGACGGAATTCTGGGAATTTATTCTACGCCATACTACGATTTTGGTGATACCGAAGTTCGTAAAATCCTTCGCAAATTGAATACCTACATTCGTGCCGAAGGTCCAATGTCGATGAACGTTTCAGTTCAATACGATTGGAACGATACGGCTACAGCAAAGCCCCCCGCTTATACGCAGGGTTCGAGGGGCGCACCCGTTATCTATAACGGACGTAACATCATCTACGACGGTGAAAACGTTCTTTGGGGCGGTAACGAAAAACCAATTATGACTACCGACATTCAGGGTTCGGGCTATTCAGTGAAGGTTACATACGTGACCCTAGGGGAAAACTTTCCACACAGTATTCAGGGAATGGTCTTCGAATTCTCTGTCGCAGGGAGAAGATAAATGGCAGGATATGTACGTCAGTCTGTTGCTGATATTGTCAACGGCGAGAATATTACAGCACCACCGATAAACGCGGAATTCAACCAGATTCAGGTGGCGTTTACTGGTGACGCAGGACACACACACGACGGTACTATAGGTGAAGGTCCAAAGATCAACCTAACAACGTCCATTACAGGATACCTACCCGCAGCGCATGGTGGTGTAGCGGGTGCTAATAATCCAGTGTCCGTAATCGATCCTACAGAACTAGACGATGCAGACGATGGATACGCAGTAGGGTCCATTTGGATTAACAATAATACTGACCGCTTATTCGTGTGTATGGATAATACGGTTGGTTCTGCCATTTGGCATGAAGTTGCCTCTGTTACGCCACAAGACAAATGGTTACCTAAGTCGAACGGCACTGTTGATCTAGGCTCGACAGATTACGCATTTCGTGATATAACCATTACTGGTACATTGACATCATCTAATCTAGATGGTACTCTAGGGGCTAATACTCCCGCACCAGTTACAGGTACAACAATTACCGCTAATGAAGGGTTTACTGGCGACCTAACTGGTGACATCACAGGTAACGTTCTTGGTAATATTACTGGTGACGTATTAGCCGAGGATGGAACCCTAGTCCTTAACTCAGGAACGGATGGAACAGATGCAACGTTTAATGGCGGTGTTACTGGTTCTCTTACGGGTACTTTTTCGGGCAGCGGTAGTGGCGACTTTACTGGTACTTTTACTGGTAGTGTAGATGGTAACAATCAAAAGATCACAAATGTTGCCGATCCTACTGACGAACTAGACGTAGTTAACAAACAGTTTCTTGATTACTCAATTAGCGCGGGTACGAACAGTGTTTTCCAATTCCGCGAGGATGCACAGAAACTAGCAGTACACCCATTTGATACGCTGTTTGAAATATCAACTGGTTTCTCTGGCTACTCAGCATTGCACTATGCAACCGCAGCCGAGAACAGCCAAGCGGCGGCATATCAATCTGAATTGAACGCGGCGGATTCAGAATATCAAGCAAATCTATCTAAGCAGATAGCCGCACAGAAAGCCGCTCTGATCTCTAACAACTTAGACGCAACAGAGCAAAGACTTATAGGGGTTATGATTTAATGGCTGCTACTTTAGAATACTTCGTTGCGCGGAAAGAAGCGGCTAAAGAAGCCGTTGATAAGTTATCCGCGATGCTTGATGATCCTTCGGTTCGGGATTTGATAGTCGTAGTAAAAACTTTAGAACTTATGGAACACTATGCGCAAGTCGATGGGTACGACGCGCTAGTTGAAAAAATGGTCAATGCCGCGCGTGATGTGATGGTTGAAGACCTTACCCAAGACGACATGATGTACGTCGCCCGTGCAATTTCTTTCGGTTCAGGCATCCCATTAGGATCAGAACTTCGTTGGCAATTGCTCAATAAAGACAGCCACAATCTTAACATCAACGCAGATGTGATTGCAGGAGAACGCACTTTAGAGTCCTTCGGTGACGTGGTGCTTGAAACATTTTATGCTGTAGAGGAATAAACTAATGGCAACAATTAACCTTACGGTTACCGTCCAAGCATATCCCGAAGGTAATCGCTTTTTGATCGATGGGGCAAAACGCCCAAACCTTTTCTTTGTTCGCGGTAACACATACGTTTTTGACGTATCTGACGACAGTAACGCAGGACACTCGCTACGCTTCTCTGAGACAGAGGATAACGTAGGCGGTACGCTATATGAAACTGGTGTCACAACTGCATACAACGGCGGCGACACAGACGCTACTGTGACTATCGAAGTCCCAATGGATGCGCCAGATACATTGTATTACTTGTGTACAGCGCATAACGACATGGCAGATCAGGCACAAATCCTAATCTCTGGTGTACAACTTATTGACCACACAGTAGACGCATTTGCTACGGACGTAAGCATCTTTGCTAACACAATCGCCCGCGAAATTCCTGCTAAGATTGAGTCAATTGCAACGGCCCTTAAAAACCACACAAACACTGAACTAAGCGACATTACTACTTATCAGAATGCGTCTTGGAATACTGTTCTAACTGACCTACAAAAGTTTGCGGGTGATATTGCTAAAGAGCAAGTTGAATACGAAGGTACATTCCGTACATTGTTCGACCAACTTGAATCGTCCCTAGGTAATTATTTGTCAGACGAAGCGTCATATACACGCGCCCAAATCGACAACACATTGTTCACTGGTGCGATCTCTTCAACAAACATTTCGCATGACACTGATGGTCGTCTGACTTCTATCAAATCGCATGGTAAACTTGTTTGGAACATCACATATGACACTGATGGTTATCTAGACGGTTTCCGCGAAACAATCGACATTGGCGGGTTCCCTGTAACTAAAGTGTACAACGTCATTACAGACGCCGATGGGTTGATTGAAGCAATCGAAGACATCACCACTTAATCTATAGGAGAAACAGGTTATGGACTTATATCTCCTTAACGAACTGAATAAGTTGGAATCAGGGGGAACGGGTGCTGCGGGCGGTTCCGTAGGCGCGTTTTTACCTGATGAAATAAATTCAGATGGTACTGTAGCATCCGCCGCAGGAAAGCATACGTGGGCAGCAGTCGTGCGCCACAACAATCGTGAATCACACGACAACTGGACTTGGAGTTCTAGCGACCCCTACACAACCTTCTATACCTACCTTGGAAATAACAACAGTGTTGAATATTGTTTCCACTATGCAGGAAGCAACGTTACTGGGTATTCAAGCCGAAACAATTACAGTAATTTTGACACTGGTAGTAAGTCAAGCCTAGTATACAGTACAGGACGTTGGGTAGGACGCCATAATATTTCCCACGGAAACAATAATAACAGTTATTCTCCGTTTACCGTACTAGTCATGTTTGTGAAAAACCCGACTAATTCTAATATTAGTAGTACCTTTTATGGTAAATACTCTAACTACTGGTCATCAGGACACGATGGTGCGGGATGTAAAGTTATTGTTCCCAATAATACCGACAAGTCTCTTGTAACTTCCACAAGTATTACAAGCGGTTGGACGCAAAGCGGTACAAGTTCTTCGGGAACTACAAACTCAGCGACATACAGTTTCCCTGCCAATAAAACAGTGGCCTTAGTTATGGCTGCAACAGACCACTATTGGACAGGTACAACCTATAACTACTACTGGAACTCTATGGCCTCATTCTACAATCTACAAGTTCTGGAAAACGCAGGACTAGAATGTGATCTAGAAATGACCCAGACGTATTACCAAGGCCGTTGGGACGGAGCCACGCAGGACTATAGTGGTTCGTGGCGTTGTTGGGTTGAATGCGGCAAACAATTCCCAGAAACACAAGAATAAGGAGACTTTAAAATGGATATGGACTTATTTCTCCTTAACAAACTTTCACAGTTAAAGGATGGTAACTCTGGGGGCGGAAACGCTAGTGCTATGGGGGCGTATTTAAGCAACGATGCGTCTATCAACACCAATAATAACTATGCTCCTATAGCATCAATATATTCCAATAATTGTCGTGCCTCTTCGCCAACAGAAACTTGGTCAAGTAGTATGCCCTTTGGTAATTTTTACACATACAACAGCGATGATAATTCTAAAATTAACCGCTTTTTTATGGCGAAAGAACGTGTGTCAGAGAATCTTAATGCACGATATCACATGCATTCAGATGAATCTGGGCATGAGGCACTAGGCGGAATTCAGTGGGCAGATGGTAGGGCAGTGGGTTGCGCACACTTTATTCAGCAACATAACCATAACACTAGTTACTCTCCGTTTATTACCCGAATAATGTTTATCAAGAATACCACAGTGTCGGATATAACATGGAATCCCCATGTCCAGTTTAGTTGCAAGTATGCGTCTGGGCATGATGGGGCAAGCCACACGTACTACATGCCTAACGCTGCAAACTACAGTGAAGTTACATCTGTGCAAATGGTGACAAACTGGCAGTATACATCTAATACGTGGAACGGTACGGCATCGACGGGAAATATTACTATCCCTGCGGGTAGGACCGTGGCGTTGGTGCTGCAAAACTCTCTTCAAGAATGGACCAGTACATACAATGTTTATTGGATATATGGTCATAGCATTTTCTATAACCTAGCCACTATGCCCGCTGGTTTACGCTGCGATTTGAAAGCAACACTAGCATATCAAACAATGCGTGATGTTACATCATATTCAGGCGGTAACGGTTATACCGCAACCGATATCGTTAAATTCTTCAACAACATAGGCACTGTCTATGGCGACAATGTTTATTCGTAGGGGGAAGAAACATGGACTTATATATTTTAAATGAAATACAAAAACTAAAGTCTGGTGGGCTCCCTTCCTCTGGGGGCGATGGTACAGGTGTCTACGGGATAGAAAGCACAGAAACTACAACTGACCTTGACGGTTGGGTGAGTTTTTACGCTGTTAACCTAAGACAACACCATGATAACCATCGTTGGACAAACACTAACTACGAAGGAACAAACTTTTATGTTTATGGAGCGCAGGGAGTCACAGATTTCCGCCTAGGATTCTGGAACTCTACAGGCGATCCAACATACGGAGCAAACCCTAATAATCACAACTCTGTATCACACCGTAGAATTTGCTATTCTACAAAAAATAATCTGGGTTACTCGCACCAATTTAGTTCTATGTATAGTTCGCAAGCGTATGGGCCGTTTTCTTCAAATATTATGTTTGTTAGAAACCCTACAGACACAGACATTACTGCGAATATTGATGTGTATTATTCTAACGGTTGGAATAACGGATACGAAGGTTCTTGCCTCTGGACTGCAACACCAAACACTAATGCGTACAGTACAGTTTCATCCTTCAATTGGGTCAATAGACACAACCGATCAAGCGGAGTGTCTTTCTACAGTGGCACAGGCAATAGCGTTGTGTTCCCCGCTA